ATAGAAAATTTAAAAAAGGTAGCTCTAAAAGAATACAATTATATCTATACTTCAAAAAATTTAGACATTATAGATTTTAATATTGAATTTAATAATGGGTTTTATAAACAATTGACTGTGGATATGGGCAAGAGAAATCAAGGAGTAATTACCAAATCAGAAACAGGCAGTGAAGCTACTAGTGATACTAAAGGTGACAGCGGCAAAACTCCGCCTCCGGCCAAAGCTGAAACGCGCTTGGCCACAGACAGCTCCCCTGTAATTAATGATGCTGTTACCATTGGCAATAATAAAAGCCCAGTGGGTGATGACGATCCGGGTACGTTGGCTGCAAAGGCATTTAATGAAGCCATAAATTCCATGCTAGACATGGTAGAATTAGATTTGAGAATTTTAGGAGATCCCTATTACTTGGGCGATAGCAATATGGGCAACTATTCAGCTCAAAAGACTAATTTGCGGGGTATCAATAAAGACGGGGCAATCGATGGGCAAAGTACAGAAGTATATATTACTGTAAATTTTAGAAACCCCATAGACATTGATTATACCACGGGACTTTATGAATTTGGTCAAGGTAAGATAGTTCCTCAATTTAGCGGGCTATATAGAGTGGGCGAAGTTCAAAATGATTTTAAAAATGGGTTGTTTACACAAAATCTTAAATTAATGAAAATGCCAAATCAAGACACTGACAAAAATACTGCGCCTTCTGAGGGCAAAACCTTGGTGGAAACTATTAAAAATACACCTGTGCCTTCGCCTAAGGAGGCTGCTGCTGAATCTCCAGCCACAGCTGAAGATGCAATTAAGGCAGGAGCATAATAATGGCAGAAGAAAATAGAGCTCCCATAAGCAAACAACCAGAAAATAACACAGGAGTGTTGTTGGCCAAAGTGGTCAGTCACTTGGATCCTTCATATATGGGCACATTAGAAGTAGAACTACTAAGTGAAGTAGGCAGTACTCCTAGAACAGCGACTCAATTGCGTAAGGTAAAATATATGAGTCCTTTTATGGGCTCTACGGCCATAGAGTTTGCTGGCAAAGAAGATGATTACGGTAATACACAAAAAAGTTATGGAATGTGGATGATACCCCCAGATGTGGGCTCCACAGTCATGGTAGTGTTTGTTCAAGGTGATCCTAAAAGGGGCTATTGGATTGGTTGTGTACAAGACAATGACATGAATTTTATGACGCCGGGGTATGCTGCTACGACCTTTACCAATGATCAAAACGCAGCACCAGATATCAAAGGACGTACAGGAAGAATTCCTGTAGCAGAATATAACAAAGTGGCCCAGGATCAAATAGGAAATGATACAACACTAACTAAAAAACCTCGCCATCCCTTTGCCGATATATTAGAAAAACAAGGGCTATTACTGGATGATATTAGAGGAATTACTAGCAGTAGTGCCAGAAGAGAATGGCCCAGTGCTGTTTTTGGTATCAGTACTCCCGGACCCATGGACAAACAGCCCAATGCGCCAAAGGGCAAATTGGGGAAAAAAGAAACTGAAACCACAGCTTTTGTCAGTAGATTGGGTGGATCAAGTTTTGTCATGGATGACGGCGATGATAAATTCCTAAGAAAAACAAAGGCCAGTGAAGGTCCACCCGAATATGCCAGTGTGGAGGAAGGTGAGGAAGGCGAAGTTACTATTCCTCATAATGAACTAATAAGGTTAAGAACTAGAACTGGTCATCAAATATTATTACATAACAGTGAAGATTTAATTTATATTGGCAACGCTCGTGGATCAACCTGGATCGAATTAACTAGCGATGGCAAAATAGATATTTTTGCCCAAGACAGCATCAGTATACACACAGGAAATGATTTTAATTTCTATGCTGATCGTGACATTAACATGGAGTGTGGACGTAATTTCAATGTCAAAGTGGCAGAAAACATGCAAACCGAAGTGGGCAAGGATCAGACATTAATAGTTGATGGGCTTCAATCTAATCATATTAAGGACGATGTCAATACCACTTTTGATGGCAACTATCTTCACACAATTTTAGGAAACTTTGATCTAAGCACAGATGGCAATAATAAATTAACAGCTGGTGGTAATTCAGAACTTAACTCTGGCGGTAACAATGTAATCACGGCTGGAGGAGCACTAGACATTAAAAGCGGCGGGTCTAGTAAATGGACAGGTGGCGGTGCAACCAGCATTGGGGGAGCAAGTTTGGTACTCAGTGCTAGTACTATTAATCTTAATGGACCAGCAGCCCCAGAAGCAGCCACAGCTGAAGTGGCCGAAAAAGCAGAGTTGCCAGACCCCTTATCAACACACAGTGTGCCAGATGAAGCGGGCGATGAATTTGTACAAACTATCATGCAACGTGTGCCAACTGCTGAACCATGGCCTCATCATGAAAATTTAGACCCGATAAACTTTAAATCTGATATAACAGACAGAGAAGCCGATGAGGATATCGCTGTTCCTGAAGCTTGGACTGCATACTCCACTGCCGTCGACACATTTGCTAAAAGCAAAAAGGATTAAATATTTTTATGGCTATTCAAAGATTATATGAAAAACTTATTGTTAAAAGCAATAATGCTCGAGCACAACCGCCGTTGCCAAGAACATACAGAGGGTTCAGTACCATAAGTGCTGATACTGAAGCATTTACCTTATACGATCTAGACCTAATTAAACAAGACATTCTCAATCATTTTCACGTAAGACAGGGTGAAAGATTAATGAATCCAGAATTTGGCACTATAATTTGGGATATAATTTTTGAACCTTTAACTGAAGATTTAAAAAGCTTAGTAATAAAAAACGTCGAAGACATTATTAATTATGATCCTAGAGTTAAAGTTAATGATATTATAATCACTGCTTATGAAACAGGCATTCAAATTGAATGTGATCTAACTTATCTTCCTTATAACATTTCAGAATCTATGCGTTTTAAGTTTGATCAAGATAACGGATTGATAGGATAAACTAGCATATTATTATACACTATAAATATCAGAACAAGGATTAAAAATGTCATCTACCGACAGACAAAATAGATTACTCGTAGCTGAGGATTGGAAAAGAATTTATCAAAGCTACAGAAATGCTGATTTTCAAAGTTATGATTTTGAAAATCTACGTAGAGTCATGGTGGATTATCTTAGACAAAATTATCCAGAAGATTTCAACGATTACATTGAAAGCAGTGAATATCTAGCCTTAATAGATATGATTGCTTTTTTAGGACAAAGCATTGCATTTAGAGTGGATTTAAATGCACGTGAAAACTTTTTAGAACTAGCAGAACGTAGAGAAAGTGTTTTAAGGCTGTCTAGAATGCTGGGCTATAATGCCAAACGTAATCAAGCAGCTAACGGCTTGCTGAAATTTACCAGTATCTCCACAACTCAAGCAGTAATAGACAGCAATGGAAGAAATTTATCTGGTCAAGAAATAGTTTGGAATGACACAGCAAACACCAACTGGTATGATCAATTTATCAAAATTATCAATGCTTCCATGCCGGCAATTAAACAGTTTGGCAATCCAGATAATAAAGCCGTGGTATATAGCATACCAACTGAGCAATATAGAATTCAATCAGCCAGTAATAATATTCCCGTATATGGATTTACTAAGGTTGTAGATGGAAGAAATATGAACTTTGAAATAGTCAGTACTATTATCAAAGATGGCATGGACATTGTGGAAGATCCGCCCCAAGCAGGAAAAAGTTTGGCATTTCTTTACAGAGATGACGGCCGTGGAGCAGCCAGCCCTACTACTGGGTTCTTTTTACATTTTAGACAAGGTAGTTTGAATACTGGATCTTTTTCAATCAGTCAACCAAGCACCAATGAGATAGTTGATATTGATGCTATTAATATCAATGACAGCGATGTATGGTTGTATAAATTAGATGCCAATGGTCTAGAACAAGAGTATTGGGCTAAAGTTTCTAGTTTTGAGGGCAATAATATAATTTACAATAGTTTAAAGAAAAATATTAGAAATATATATGGTGTTGTTACTAGAGCAGAAGATAGAATCAGTTTGACTTTTAGTGATGGCACGTTTGGCACATTGCCATTAGGGTCTTTTAGAGTATATTATCGTGTGAGCAACGGACTTAATTATACCATAAACCCTAAAAATATAAGAAATGTTTCCATTTCTATTCCCTATGTATCTGGTGTGGGTCAAATAGAAACGTTAAGTATTACCTTAGGTCTTCAATCCAGTATCAGTAATAGTGCCTTGAGCGAAAGCAATACCGAAATTAAAGCCAAAGCTCCTGCTACATATTATACACAAAATCGTATGATCACAGCAGAAGATTATAATATCAGTCCTTTGAGTGTTAGCCAAGATGTGGCCAAAATAAAAACTATTAATAGAACTAGCAGTGGTATTAGTAGATATTTTGATCTAAACGATCCTACAGGAAAATACAGTAGCACTAATTTATTTGGTGATGATGGCGTAATTTACAAGGAAGAATACGAAGATATTTTTAGATTTAATTATGTAAGTAAAACAGATATAGAAGCAGTAATTTATAATCAGGTATTAAACATTATTAAAGATATTGATCTACGTAATTATTATTATGATAAATTTGGTAAAATAGCCGTTACTGCTGGGGCTTATACTTGGAATCAGGTAACTCAGGATACTAATCAAAGTACTGGTTATTTTAAAAATCAATTAAATTTAATTACAGGATATAGTATTGGAAATGAATTAAAAAATTTAGAACCAGGCGCTTTATTCAAATTTGTCCCACCGACTGGTAAAGTGTTTTTAAAAACTAATGCCAATGCTTTGGTAACAGGCACAACCGCTATACCTAGCTCAGCTGCATATCTTTGGGCCAAAGTGGTCAGCGTCACTGAAAATGGTGCAGTTGCTGCATTAACTAATGGTCAAGGACCTGTAACATTTAATATAGAAGTGCCCACAGGATCAAAGTTAGTAGAAATTATCCCAAAATGGCGTACTAGTTTGGATGCTGTTACTATATCTACTATGATAGATTTGATTTTTTCTAATAAACCATTTGGTCTAAGATATGATTTAAATGCCAAATCTTGGATCTTAATATACGAGGCAAATTTATCCATAAGTGGATTATTCAATACTGGAAGGGCCGGGGACAGTAGTAATCAAAAATTAGATAGTAGTTGGTTAATTTTATTTTCTACTGATACAGAATATTATTCAGTGAAGTCAAGAAAATTAAAATATATCTTTGAAAGCGATCGTCAAATAAGATTTTATTTTGATATGAATAATAAAGTATATGACAGTAGAAGTAATAAAGTGGTCAAAGATCGAGTCAGTGTACTTAATATCAATACCAAGCCTGATAGCATTGCCCCTTTTAGTTATAGCTTAGATTGGGAAGTTAGCAAAGAATTTTTAGGATCAGATGGTTATATAGATAGTAAAAAAATTCTGTTAACTTTTAATGATAGTAATGATGACGGAGTAGTTGATGATCCTGATATTTTTGATGTTATTGTGGCGCCCAGTAATGATCAATCAAAATATATAATTTTAGAAAGATACGAAACAACTAATGGTCAACTAGATTATAGATACGTTAAAAATAATAATTTAATTAAAATTAGATCTAGTTCTGAGGATGTGTCCTTAAGTGAAAAAGTCAACGGTCAGTATTTTTATTTTACCGCCACAGACACAATTGCTCGTTGGGACAATATCAATGGAAAATTTGTGGCAAATTTAGATTATAAAGTTTATCAAGGAAGAGAAAGTTTAAAATTTCAATATGTACATAGTGCAGATTATGAAGCAAGAATAGATCCAGGGCAGATTAATATCATGGATTTATTTGTATTAACTAAACAATA